CGAACAAACGGTGCATGCCGCGCCCGACATAGCCGTAGCCGATGATGGCGATCTTCCTGCGGGTCACGACGCCAGCACCTCGTCGATGCGGCGCTGCAGCTCGGCTGCATCCCAACCCATAAACGGGCGCTTGCCGATCAACTCCTGATATTCGCTGCGCAGCTTCGACAGGTCTTCGGCCGCATTGTCTGGCGGGTTCGACTGAACCACCTTCTGGACGACATCAGCAGGCGGCGGAGCGATCTTCCCCGGCACGCGCCGCGCTTTCGCTCGTCCGACAGCGATCAGAATGCGCGCGTCACGGTCAGTCTTCGTGGTGAAGTCCTCTCCGGGCTTAAGCCTGCGTGTTGCATACACCAGCGGCCTCAATGCCGTCAGTTCTCGCATGGGGACCTCCATAGGAAATGAGGCGGACAGTCACCCGCCCGCCTCAATTGTCAGGACTTACGAGCCAGCAATGGCGCCGTAGTTGGCATCGCCGATGTAGGCGACAGCCGAAGCGCGGCGCTTCGCGAAGTTCATCGGGCGCACCACTTTGATCGCCACCGAATCCGTCTGATACATCGACACGACACTCGTATTCGCAACCGGCGTATCCGATGCGCCGTCCGGCGCATCGTCCATCTGGATCGACGCTTCCGTGGACATGGAGACTTCCACGCCACGGTCACCGATCTTGTAGATATCGGACGGCTTCAGCAGGATCAGGTCGCCAGCCCCCACATTGCCACCGGCAACGAGAGGATCGCCGAGCAGCGCACCGCCATTGGCAGACAGGCCGGGGAAGGCCCAATTGCCGAGAGCGTTCTGCATCAGACCGAGCGCCTTGGCGAGCGACTGAGTGGTGACGAACTGGAGGCCATCAGCGTTGTTCGCCGTGATGAAAGACGCATAGAGCGCCTTCACGTCGGCGATAACACCGTCAATATCGGCGCCCGCGCTGGTGCCGGCAGAAACGCCGTTCAGAAGGCCGGCGGGCGAGACATTGGATACGGCTGCGCCGGTCCCGAGGAAAGTCTGATCGACGCGCTGGGCCGACGCCTCGACCAGGGCGTCACGGACCAGCCGTTCAGCCGAAGGCGAAGAGTCGCGAAGCAGTTCCTTGGACACGACCGCCAGCGCAGCAACCTTCAAAGGCGTGAGGTTCACGTCCATGAAGTCGGCCTTGCTGACCGGGATCGACTTCGACTGACCGACCCAATAGCCGGTGGCCGCGCCGTCCTGGCCTGCGATGTTCACGTTCGCAGGAACTTCGCGAAGCGGCAGCTTGTCGAACACCGTGCGCGAATACAGGTATTCGATGAAGTCGCCAGTATAGCGGTCGATATGGACCAGCTCGGCACCCCATTCGCCGGTTTCCGTGCCGCCGCCCGCGACTGCCGCCTTCACGGCGTTCACGAACTGCGGGTTGGTCTGGCCCCACCGCTTGTGGGCAATACCGATCGCCGAGACATCATCGATGCGGGCAAGCGTCTTCGCGATCACCATGCGGGTGAAGTTCTGGCCCTCAAACGCTTCATCCTTGTCGCCCTTCTGGATGACGATGGGAGCGCCGAGACGGCTGCGCGTGCCTTCCTCCGCGGTTTTGCCCTGGATGGGCTTCGCAGCCTCGCCAGCAGCCTTCTCCATGGCGCGCAGGCGCTTCAGGTGATCGTCGATCTCCGTCACGTCGGCGGCGTTATTGTCGAAGGCTTCCTTCTGTTCGGCGTCGAGAGTTGCGCCCTCGGTCGCCGACTTCGTCAGGATTTCTTCGTTTGCGGCCACCAGCGCGGCGCGCTTCTGCTCGAAAGCAGTGATCTGTTCTGCAAACTTGCTCATTTGAGTGTCCTCTTGATTGAGCGAATGATGAAAGGCTTCGCCCGATCGCGGGCAGGAGCATCCAGCCGGACGACGCGAGCCGTCTTGCCAATCGCGGCAGGCTCGGGTTCGGGCTGAATTTCGGAATCGTCGGCAGGTGCGCCAACGTCAAATTGCTTGAGAGCGGCAAGCCCTTCGGCGTTCATCGCCTTGATGCTGGTCATCACAGCATCGGGCTGTGCCGGGATGGTCACGGCTGAAAGCTCGTAGACTTCCGATTCGATGAACCGGATGCCGTTCGTTTCCTCCATCCACGAGTATTCAATGGCACGGAAGCCGATGGAAACGGCGCGGACCAGCTTCAGCTTGATCGACTGCCACGCCTCGTCAACCCGGTCCTTGAGCGCGCCAGGCTCGTCGATGATCGGGATTTCCGCTTCAAAGGTGATGCCATCCTTGGTCGGCTTGTCAAACTTGACGGTGCCAATGGGCTTGTCATGCTGATGCTGCCAGAGGAACGGGAGCGGGTTCTTGAACTTCACCCCAAGCGGCTCAACGATATCACCCACACGATCTACAGCAGGCGTGGTCGCGATGCCGCGAATGATGCGCTTGTCTTCGTTCACCGCCTTGATCTCAAGCAGCGAGTATGCGCGGCGCGTCATATCCATGACGGACCTCCGTTCTGTTCAGGTTGTCGGCAGGATCGGCTGCGTTCAGCCGTAGATCAGCATCTGGAATTCAGGTGCGCGGGCTACTTCCGGATTGCGAGCCATCACGGTCACCGCATCGAACATCGCCATCACCGGGTCGATCTTGGCGTCACCGGCATTCTGCTTCGTCGCCCGGATCGCCGTTGCCGTGGGCTCGATCTTCAGGTTGCCGACGCACCAAGCCATCAACTTTGAGCCATCGTGGCGCATCGTCCCGTTTGCCAGCTTCCGCTCAGCCGTCTTGATGGCGTTCATCATGGCGTAGCCTTGAGGCGCGCCGATCAGATTGCCGGCTTCCTGTGTGACGCCGATTTCGTCGAGCGCCTCTATCATCTCGCCAAGGCCGGCAGGATCCACAGCAACGGAGGCCAAGAGCCCGCGCTGCTTGATGTCATCGATGATGGACACGATGTCCGAGATGTCGCTCAGTTCGTCCTTGACGATGGTCAGGTCGCCGTCTTTCTCGAATTCGCGCAGCTTGGTCGCGATCGACTTACGCCGCGCCAACACGCCTTCGTGGCACCATGCATGGGACCAGACCAGCCAATCGCGTGTTTCACGATGCCGGCCGATCACAGACAGTCCGAACAGATCGTCCAAACCACCGCCATCGATGCCGACGACCACGACCTCAGATACCGAAAGCAGATATTCGAGCGTCAGGTCAGGCAACACCCGCTTGGGCCAGAAGTCCGCGCCCGGCCAACGGTTGGCGAGAAGGTTCTGCCCGATTTCAATGTTCAGGTGCTTGGCAAGGAAGACGTTGCGGGTCTCTGGCCCTTTCTGGACCTCCTTGCGAAGCTCATCCTCCAGCCATTCCCGGCTGACAGATCGGCCGATATTCGGGTTGGTGATGTAGAAATTATCCGGATCGAGATATGCTTCCCGGTCCAACATCGTCTTCGGGAACTCGTAGATGACCGGCAAGAACTTGCGGTCCTCGACCAGTCCGTCGCGCACCTGCCGCGCGTAATCCAGCTTGTCCTTGAACACACCCGATGGCGGCGCGTCCGATTGCGTCGTGATCGAGATCACAAAACCTTCCGGCCGCGATACCAGACCGCCGGTCGCCTCACGCAGCATGGCGTCGGCCTTCGCCTGCTTGCCGAATTCCCATAGCTCATCGATCAGGATGAACGCGGCCTTCTTGCCAACCACCGTGGCACTGTCAGCCGCCACAACCTTCAGCGTCGCCTTGGTCTTCAGGTGCGTGATCGTGCGAAGATGGTCCTGAATGTGCAGGAAGCCATCCTCGGCAGCGTTCAATTCCGGATCAGCCCTCACCATGTCGGCGGCCGGCTTAAAGCTGTTCTGCGCCGCCTCGATTGTCGGCGCCAGGATCAGCAGTTCGTTCGACTGACGCCAGTTGCGGATCAAAGCCGTGAGCATGATGCCAGCGGCCAGCGTCGATTTGCTGTTCTTCTTCGACACCAGCAGCAGGAACTCGCGGATTAGCCGCTGGCCTGTCTCCGCGTCGTACGCCCCAAACACCGCAGAGACGAAATCGAAGATCCAATGGTCCCCCGCCTCGCCAAATGTTGGCCCACCAGCGACATCCACGATGCGAAGCGACTTGAACACATCCAGCGCCGAAGCCGCTTCGTTAGCGAACAACGGCTTGCACGGAATGAGCGACCGGCCAGCGACGATGCGCTTCTGCCAGTCAGGGCACGCCGTAGTCCACTCCATCACTTATTCGACACGACCAGTTTGGGCGCGCTGGGGGCTGCGAACCGTCCGCCCGATGCAGCCTGCTCCGCATTGGCCTGCCGCTGCTCTTTCTTGCCAGCAGCCGTAGCATCAGCCTTGGCATGGACGTAGGGGGCCGCAGCAATCGCCATCTTGTCGCGGCGGTCAGGATCACCGGCCACATCGTTCATCACAGTAAGCATGTATTCCAGAGGCGTCATGCCGCTCTTGCGAGCCTCACGCTTCGCCTCCGCTACCAGATCGCCCTTCGAGGCGCCGCCGCTCTTTTTCGGGCGGCCGGCACCGGGCCTGTAACCGCCACGAGCCATTTTGATTTCCTTTGAAAACCAGCCAGCAAAATCAAACAGCCGGAAAAAATCTGCGAATGTGGGGGGCGCGGGTCTAGAGGCGAGCCGGTTTTGGAAGTTTTAGCCTCCCCCCCCGTCCCATGATCTCGCGCTTGTCTAGCAGCAGTCCTCCCACGGCCTCCCGCGCATCACTGTCATGACAGGCGGGTGCCCGGCGGCGAGCCACGCATACACGCGCCAAAGATCGGGGCAACGAAGAAACCAGTCAGCCATACCGCCACTCCTGCCGTTGCTTGTCTTGGTCGTGGCAGGCCTTGCACAACGTCTGGAATGGTCCAGCCCAGAACTTGGCCTCATTGCCTCGGTGCGGCTCTACGTGGTCGCATACCAACTGCGAGATGTCCGCCTCTGTCCGCTTGCACATCTGGCAGGTGAATAGGTCGCGGGTGAGGATGGACCACCGCAGCTTCTGCCACCGTGCGGTCTTGTACCAAGCACGCCATGCCTGCGTCTCGTCGCGGAAGCGGCTGCGCTGCGTCTCGTCTCCAGACTGGTTGCGGATGAGGGGCTGCATCTTGCCGACCATAGGCCGCAGCGTCTTCAGCCTTGCCA